CTTAAGGACGCGAAATCGTAAAAAAAATATAATAAAACAAAAAATAAATAATTAACAAAAAACATTTATAGAATGCCAATAGTATATGTTGTTGGTATTATAGCCGGTTCGGTGTTCTCTTTCTTTTGCATAGGCTACTGTATTGCGCGTAAATTTAATTGTTGAATATTTATAGCTCAATTCGGCAAGCGTTTGACGTTGATGTTGCCGCCGGTGCCATGGATGATGATGATGATGATGATGATGATGATGATGATGATGATGATGATGATGATATTCCTGCCGATGTCGCCAAATTCATCTTGAAGAATGATGCAACGGTAGGTCTTGGTTTGGGTTTGACAAATGGTCCAAATGGATTCGCAGATACTTTTTGTGTATAATTTGAATTGGTAAGCGCGATACCCGAACCTGAACCTGAACCTGAACCTGAAACGGAAACCGAAGTGGCGGTAGATGAGCCAGTAAACAGACTTTTTCCTTTTTTTGCACTCGCATCATCATCTCTGGTTTTCCATATGTCTCTGAAATATTTCGTATTGTTCGTATACTTAATATGATACCCTTGCTTGAAGTAGTACGCTTGACGTTTCATCCACTGGTTCCTGAAAATGTCATGATAGTCTATAATGTCAATCACCAGCGGACTGCTGTGTTTGGTTCTCAAAATTCGTCCAACCGACTGACATACATCTGTTTTTGGCGTAGCCATCAGCAGCGTGGTGAGCGTTGGAATGTCGAGTCCTTCTGATGCCATTGCATATGTCGCAATGATGATTTTTTTACTTTCGCTGGCTTTTAAATCTGCTTCCTTCATTCCACCCACGTAGTAGCCCACGCTCCCGCCGCCAATACCGCGATGCTTTACCGCATCGTGCAAATACGTGAGCAGCGATTTATTGTGCGCCAATATCATCACTTGCTGTTCCGAGTTTATCTCCAGTTCGCGCGCAAGCACGTCCAGTATAAAATCGCTCCGCGAACTGCGATCACACAACTTCGATATCATGGTGCTGAATTTAGGGTTTCCTCGGTAGTCGGGTTCCACCGTATTAAATTCATCATCCGCCACGTAATACTGAATGCCCTTTACAACAACATTGTGCTGCAACTCCGATTTTTCTTTGTGAACAATTTCACCAAGAAACATCTTGAACACTTTCGTCAACCCGTCCTTGCGCGTCATTGTGCCGGACAGCCCCAGCGTGTAACGCGTAGTTATTTTTATCATGCATCGACAGAAAACTTCGGCGCTCATGTGGTGGCACTCGTCAAACACCGTCAACCCGAAATCCCTGAATATCGACTCGTCGTATTCCTTCATAGACAGGGACTGCAGCATTCCGATAACAATGTCCTTGCCTTCGACATCAATTTCTTGTCCCTGAATCCTGCCCACGCGCGCACCCGGCAGAAACTGCTGGATGCGTTCCAGCCACTGGTTCATGAGAAACGTTTTGTGGACGACCACGAGCGTTTTTTTCTTGAGAACGCTCATTATTTTAAGCGCCATTACGGTTTTTCCTTTGCCGGGGTCAACATCGAGGCATCCGCCGCCACCGCCGGTTCCCGTTGCGCTTCTCGCGTCGCCGCTTAGAACGTGACTCACATATTTGTTCACAATGATTGTTTGATAGTCGCGTAATTCACCTGCAAACTCCAGGATTGGAGCGTCCGCGCCGGCATACATGCGGGTTTCTTCCGGTTCGCCGTATGTTTCCATGCCATAGTATCTCGGCACAAATATAGTATTTGCATTCTCATCATAAATTGGGAATGATTCGGGCTTTACGGGAGATTGAGGCGCAAGCGGCTGCATCGTCAAATCTTTTCGTATTTGCATGAGTTCGGGCGTTTCAAGCGCCGCTTTGCTTATGGCGTATCCGCGAAGTCCGATCCAGGTTGAAGGTGATTCTTGCATTGATAAACGATAACTGATAATGCGTCTATTATTGAAATATATGAAATACGTTCGTATATACGATATGCGTATTACTCTTTAACACATTAATGGAATATCAATTTTAAATTTTTAAATTAATTAAACCGATTTATTTACTTTTGTTCTTTTTAGCCATTTTGATTTTGGTTGAAACTTGCAAAGTTCTGGAAAAACTGATCAAAACATCCCCCCAAAGTGGCGATCTATTTTAGCGATTTACTGTTCATAATAAGAAAAAAAAAGATTTTGGACTCTTGCTCCGACGAAAAAATGGATTTTTTGCATTTTTGATTTTTGGTGAAAATATTTTGGCCATCCCAAAACTTGGATTGCGCAAATACAAATAAATAACCACTAAGCATTAAAAAAATAATTATTATTATCTTATATATAATAATATCATTATACGTACACACATACACACATACACACAACAATAATCAAATTACACCATCATGGAATACTTCAATGCATTGATGAAACAAGAGAAACAGCACGAAATGGTCCTGTTTGTGGTGCTGGTAATCTATATAATGTTTGACATTTCCACTCCAGCAATGCTCGCGGAACATGTCGATACCGTATATGGCAACATTATAGTGGCTGTTTTAGCGCTCAGCCTGTTTTTAAGCACGCATCCAGTTATCGGCATTTTAGGACTTTTTGCGGCATATGAGCTGATTAAGCGTTCGAAGCACAATGCATCCGGACCATCATCCATCAACGCTCTCATTCATCAGGTAGCGCCCGGTGAAACGTATCGCTCTAAATACATGGAAGCCACGCAAGTAACATACAATAGTGGCTTGGAAGAAGCGCTGGTAGGGCAAGTTCCGGTGCTTTCTTCACAGCCTCCTGCCAATTACCGCGATGCAAACAGCAATTTCCAACCGATTTATGCCGACGACCACTCCGCGGTTAGCGCATTTTAGATTTTTAGATTTTTAGATTTTTAGATTTTTAGATTTTTAGAGTTGTTTTAGAACAGTAATTTATTAATTACTTTTAATTTTTATTTAGCACTAAAAATTAAAATATAGACAGTGATTATAAAATCAAAACCAACTACATAATAAAATAAATAAATAAATGTCACATTCCAAGATTGCAAGACGCGTGCGCTTCGGCGGCGTGTCTCCCAGCAGCAGCGTCCTTAGCCACGCCAATTCGGGTGGCGGCGTTAAAAAAGGTGGCGCACATCCGTCTGCGACAGGATTCATGCGCGATTTTACACAGCGCAATGCCGTGTCTATCCCTGCTACAAACAAGAACTTTATTTTTAAGTTCACACAATACTATAATACAGCTCGCCATTCATCCCCAATGTAGTGTCTATCGCTGGACGCGCATACGGGGTGTCCGGATCATTGAAGCATCGACGTATTGGTGAAAAAATGAACTTCGCGATCGATGTCAACCCGGCGTAAATCATTAAAAACCACATTCTTTAAAATATTTAAAATATTTAAAATATTTAAACTATAGATTTGTTATTATATTCAGCGTTTATTATTTAAAGTTATACAGAGTTAATGACATAACTTTAAATACATATATTTTTTATTTTTTAATTATACGACGGATGGCGTCCGCAAATCCCACGACTGGTATCATGCACTCGCGCTTGGTGTCGTTAAAAGACAATATTGAGATGTTATCTAAAGTACATCAATCCGAAGTTCTTCGCATATGCGACAAAGGCGGTGTTAGCGGGAGCGAGAATAAAAACGGCGTATTCATAAATTTGACGTGTGTATCAGAGCCGATAATTGTCGAGTTAGAGGCGTATCTGGACTACGTGCGAGACCAAGAGATTCAGCTTAACGAAATAGAGCAGCAAAAAAAAGAACTCACCACAAAATATTTTAAGCAATAGATTTTTATTGGAGCCCGAACCGATATTCTTGAAATTATTTATTATTTAATTTAAAGAATTGATGTCATACTATGTCATACTATACAATACTACAACATCCACATACAACGCGATAACAACACTATACCCACTGCAACGAGCGGCAATCAATGGCAAACGCAACAAAAGAGAGTTACGAATTATCTGATAATAGAATTACCGATATTATAAGAAAAACGAAACCGAAAACGAATTCGGATGCGGAATCGGCATTGTTTGTGCCTGTGCCAATTATGCCAACAACATCGCCCACATTTCATACCGAAGTTCTTCCTGCACCCGTTTCAAATTCAAATACGTGTGAAGAAAAGAAAATGGTTAAGCGAATATCAACGCTATACCAGCAAACGCAGACAAAGTCGACTATATATAAGAAGTATGGTGGCGACAGTGATGATGATGATGATGATGATGATGATGAGCGACATGTTGCAGGAGCTATTGATGCAGGTGAATGCATTACAAAACTTTCAAAGTCAATCACAGAATCACTTCAACCGACCCTGGCACAAAAATCCAAATCAAAATCGAATTATAAATTCTTTCCTACGCCTAAAATGCCAGGCACGGGAATTATGCACAACAATCCGCTACTCTGGTGCGTCTACATTGCCATGAACGGTCGTAGCGCATTTGATACAATGCATAACGCGTTTGTAGCCGAGACAGAATTCAAATACGCGACAGTTGATATAATGCGTATTCAGAAAATGCGCATCAAGACCCTGTTCAAGCGATATAAGTTGTCCATGCCCAGCTTCGAGGCCGAACTGATTAGCAGTAGGAAGCTGGATGTGTCTGGTATGATGGCACTTGCCCTTTGTCACAACCAAAACATCCTGTATATTGATAATCGTATGTATTTCGAGATTATCGCCACCACCGATTCCGACCCAATAACTGTAATAGAAAAGATAAAGAATCGATACTGCGTATATGATAACGCCGCGTCGTCCGAAACGCTCCAGATGTGTCGCGACGCGTTCTGGAAAATGGAATCCATTACCATGCCACTAAAGTCGGTTTCGCATTACAAGCTCGCCGAATTGCAAGACATATATACGCGCCTGGGATGCAGTGGGCTGGAAGCAGGCGTCGGTAAGAAGAAGGTAACTAAACCGGAGTTGTATGCAGCCATCATGAACAATGTTATATAATGTATTTGTATTAATATGAATGTATACTCGTATCGTATAACGTGCCGAGGAATAACATGGAATGAAATGATATAAACATAAATGCGTGTAATTAAGCAATACTTAACTCGGCGAACCACCAACCAACCCATCAACGCCAACACCCGGTATTTTTTATTGGGCACGTCCAAAATTATTATACCACTTTAAGTTATATCAATAGCAACAGACCACAAAATATAACAAAAATCCACAACAAAATACAGCAAAATGAAACTACAAAGCACAAGCACTGAACCACAAACTGCGGATGATAAGTCTACCTCAACTGCCCAAACTACATATTTAAAGCGTTGCGATAGTGACAATGATAGTGACACTACAACTGGTGGTGGTGGCTCGCTTTCAACTGAACTGAACGCTTCCATGCCGATTTTTAAATTGGACGAATATGACAAAATAACGCCCAAATTGTCACTAACTCATTTAAAACGATTGTGCAGTGCGCACGGACTGAAACGAACCGGCACTCGACCCATTCTTTGCGAGCGTGCCCGGTCGTTTTGTTTGAAAAAGTGGTCGTCTTTAAAAATACAGAAGGTCGCGCGCGGTCATATTTCGAGAACATATGTTAATTGTTTTATACGCAATGACGTGAATCGCGGCCATACTGCCGTGAACGACACCGACTTCTACACCATGGATGATTTCAAGGATGTTCCCCATTACCAGACGTTTCGCTTCAAAGATGAATGTGATGGAATGGCGTATCAGTTCAACATGGCGTCGTTTTTTAAACTCATCAAGACTACATTTACACCAAATGCGCTGTCACTTGCCGCATCTGGAAATTACTCTGTTCCCGTCCCAGCGGAGATGTTGAATCCGTACACGCGGTCACCCATTTCCGCCGACACTGTCCGGCATTTTTTTATGAAAATGAGATATTCGCGCATGATGCGTCATCCAATATGCGTCGAGATTAAAGACGACGAGGCGCTCACGCCCGCACAACTTACAGAACTGCGTATTGTGGAATTGTTTCAAGACATAAATAAGCTGGGAAATTACGCCGATTCAAGCTGGTTTTCTAACCTGACGCACCCACAGCATATTCGATTCATACAGGAATTGTATGACATATGGTCATATCGCGCCGAATTGACGCAGCAGACACGGAATCAAATATGCCCACCATACGGTCATTTGTTTTCTAATGTCAACAGCATTGCAGTTATGCAAGATATTCGCATCGCGCCTTTCAAAACCGTAGTGGATGTCAACTTGGGCGCGATTGACCGGTTAATACGGTCAGGAATTAGCGACGACGACCGCTCATTGGGAGCATTTTACGTGTTGTCTGCACTAACAATAGTGAGTCCTGGTGCACGCAATGCTATGCCATGGCTTTATCAGTCAGTGGCCCCTCCGCCGCAGCAAATATACCAATTTCACTACATACAACAACCATCATCTCCACAGCCGCAGCAGCCACAACAGGCGATACACGAGCACGAACACGAGCACGAACACGCGCAGCCGGCGGCGGCAGTTGCATTGGCGGCGCAGGCGCATCCGCAACAGCATCCGCATATCAACGGCATCAATGATAATTTGAATTATTATTACGTTGATATTGGGCAAAACATAAATTATAACGAGCTAATCAATCATTTTAGTATGAACTTGAACAACGTTGACTTGAATGAGGCAATTTATGAAATTTTGAATTATGCCGTGAGGCCGGCACATAATAACAATAACAATAACAATAGCAATAACAATAACATTATCAATAACAATAATCATAATAATATTAACAATAATAGCAACAACAATTAACCACAATTAAATCTGATATACTTTAACACCGGAATGTGCCCCACTTTCCAAGTAGCCTTGTTGTATTCTCAAGTTCATATTGACTCCGTCACGTTGCTGCTGCTGCAGCACGTCGTTGCTGGCCTGATTGGCTACTGCGGTCATTGCTTGGTGATGGCCGGCAACCATATCCGCAAACGCTACAAACGCGATGAGAAGAACAATAAATGGTAGCAGAACCAAGAACCACGCGACATTGGGGTGGCCGTTTTTACAGAGCGTGCTTAATACCCAGGTCCAAAACAGGATCCATGCCGCTTGTATGAGAAACATGCCCGGTGTATTTGGAACGCTGCATTGCACGCGTCCAACGCACAACGTATTTGCATTTCCAACATTCTGAAGCATAACCGTGATGAGGCCGATGATGGCGATTACAAGATACACGAATGCCGGTGTGCATAATTTTTTAACTTCCACTACGATTGATTGCATGATGTTCTAAATGAATTGTGAATTGAATGATTATAACTTATATTTTATTATTTATAATTTATATTATAAAAAATAATTTTAACGAATTAATAATATTATGATAACAGATGTTTGATGTATTATTTTATTACAGAGATGGAATCATTGAATTTGCATTTTTATAATACTGTTGCAAATTCGGAAGACGGTCGGTTATACTCACCGTTTCCTTTTGCAAATGATGGTCGTTGAATGGTAGCGGGTTAGAAGAAGGCATAATCCCCTTTATTCCAGAAAACGCGCTACCCATTGAATGTGCAGCTGAACGCATGGTCATGCTTATATCTGATGGGAGATAATTCAACAAATCTCCACCAGATTGTTTAAATCGATGTGGTTGCTGCTGCTGCTGCTGCTGATGCTGCTGATGCTGCTGATGCTGCTGATGCTGTAGTCGTTTACGCGTCGATTGTAGCCTTCTTCGTCGCCTAAATGCAGGTGTTTTCCTGCTTCTCGTGTGCCTGTGTTTACGCATCCTGCTGTATTTTTGTCGCCTGGATTTCATTTTATGGTTAGGTTAGATTAGGATAGGTTACTCCTTATAATATAATATAATAGTTACTAATTACTTTGTATTATGTATTATATTATTGATATATTTTATTTTTATTTTTATTGTTATTGGGGCGTTGTGTTACCAGACGTCGACTGTATTGCCTGGTCAGAAAACGGCAGGGGGCTTGGTTTATTGTGGGTTCCTTGAAGGTCTGCCCATAAATTGCCTGCAAATGTAGTTGCCGACCGGGCGGCCATATTCAAGTCTTGTGGTAAATAGCTGAATGCATCGCCACCTGACTGCGCAAAACGTTGCTTTTGTCGCCGGCTTTGTCTTTGGCTTCGTCTTTGCCTTTGGCTTCGTCGTTGACTTCGTCGCTGGCTTCGTCGCTGGCTTAGGCATCCAATTTGACGCCCGGCATAATTCACATAACCGCGTTTAGAACCGCGTTT